CCAATACCAATTGCTCTAAATGTATGTAATCCTACTCCTGCAACCCAACCAGTCGTTGAGATTGCAAAAATATTTTGAAGACCAGAGGCATCTCCAACAAATCTTGTAGCAGATACATCACCAGTCGTTGGATCGATAGTGACAGCAGCACCAACTTTTAGATCACTATAAAAGTTTGCTGTTTGTGCAACACCTAAGGTTGTTGTTGTTGTAAGACCACTAATTTGTGCGTTACCAATCAAATCAAGGGATTGAGTAGGAATCGAAGTCCCGATTCCTACCAGTCCATTCGCATTTACGATGAAATTATCATTATCAACTTGAACACCATTCCTAAAATTAAATGACTTCCTAATATTTGCCATTATTATAAGCTTTAGAGTTATTTATCGGATAATTTTTGCTCTAGTGCTTCAACCTTACCGGAGAGTTCTTTAATTGCCTCTACAAGTAATGGGACTATCTTATGATAATCAACTGCGAGATATCCACTATCTCTCGTTATAACTGCTTCTGGAAGAACTTTTTCAATCTCTTGTGCAATTAATCCGACATCATTTCCAGACTTATTAGACTTATCATTCCAATCAAATGTATTACCACTGATCGAAATTACTTTTGTTAAAGGATTATCGATTGGAGTAATATTATCCTTCAATCTTTCATCGGAGGACCAGAATGCGGTAATATCATCAGATACACTCAAAATACCGGTGATTGTAGTATTCCTTTGAATTTCAATAATAGCATCTTCTACAGTACTTAATTTAAGATTGCCTGTAGTGGTGTCAATAGTATTATCATCAGTTTCTGCAATTTGAATATTACCAAATGTTGCATCAGTTCCTGTTACACTTGCAAAATCAGCGGATCCATTACTGACAACAATACCACTAGTAATGCTTACACTGCCTCCAACAAAAAGATCTTTAGCAATACTAACACCACCATCAATCACAACAGAACCATTTCCAACACCAACTGATTGTGTTGAATTAAGTACTCTTAATTTTCCAGGAAGTGATAAGGTATTTTTAATTCTTACTTCACCACCAAAAGTAACGGGTCCATCAAACTGTGAAAGAATTTGTCGAGAATCACCACCTTCAACGATAATTCTTTCTTTAACGGTAATCTCGTCAAAAATTGCACTTAATCTTGCTGGATCTTCGCCAGTGACTGTTGGAATTGGAGTGTCAAATGAAGTTTCCTCACCAGTCGAAGAAGATTTCTTGGTGTTACCAATATAGAAGTCACCTCTATTGTTCATACCAGTATAAACAACAATCCCGGCAGATCTTTCTTGAGATTGTGTTAAGAACTCTTCTTTTTCTGTTAGACTTCTTGTTTGAACTTGTGGCAAACCTGTTGAATAGTTACCTGGACCATATCCAAGATATTCAAATGTGTGACCAGATGCACGAATAATTGATGGTCTACGGAATTCAATAGGGATCGCATTAATTTTTTTGACTAATGAAGTATCGGAGTGTATTCCCAGATTTGATGAGAAAACACCACGAAGAACGGTTAATTTATTTGTTCCTGTAAGTGTTGAAGATGCGACTCTCATAATCTCATCATCAACTTGAATATATGTTCCAAGTGGGAACCTTTCAGTAATTCCAATACCAGAAGATGAACCAGATTTTGGATGCTCAACAGGAATTAATGATGTAGTAATACTAATATTATTTCCACTATTACTAATAGTAAGAGAATCACCGGCATAGAAAGTTCTTTGTCTATTTGCTATATTTTCTATACTTGAATCAGATACACCCGAATTGGATGAGAAATTGTGCTTAAGTATAAACGCAGGACTTGTTAGTTCTGAGGTAGTTTCTGCGGTAAATGTAGTCACATTTACTTTAGATTTTACAAGATAATCTCCAAGATTATTGTTACTCGCATCAATTGTTCTAAATTTATTTCCGGCAACTAATCCGTGTGCAGATGCACATGTAAAGGTTGTAATTCCACTTGAGAATGTAGAAGAACTTACTGAAATTGAAGGTCCACTGGGAAGAACGATATGATTTGCTATTATATCTGGATCACCAGAAGTTTTAGCAATAGAAATTCTATTTGGAGTTGGAATGCTAGTAATTCTATAATATGCATCAGCAATAGTTGCAATACCAGTAACCTGAACTACATCACCAACTGATGTTGTAATACCAGCAGTTAAAATACTGATAGCACCATCTTGATTACCACCTATCGCAGCATTATCAAAGAAAAGGTCACTTCCACCTGAATAACCAGATCCTGGTGCCTGAATTTGGAAAGATTGGATTGTGTTGCTGTCTATACTAACTATTGCTGTGGCACCATTCCAAGTTGAATATGTATTTTCATTATAGAGTTTTACATTATAATATGTTCCATTAGTTCTTGTTCCTGATCCTGCAGTAAAAAGACTAGCAGTAGAAATGCCACTAAATGCATGGTTTCTAGTAAATGTTACAGTCGAAATACCACCACTCTCTGGTAGAATAGAATCAACAATAAGACCACCACCAAGTTTTGTCATAAAAGAATCTGCTGATTCTCTCGTAATACTTCCTTTTAGATCACTTGTGTGAACATCACCAATTGGAGAAGAAAGTGCTCTTGATCTAGTTGGTCCTGGATTATCGTCTATATTATCTCTATCAGTTTGTGGATATAGATCAGTGACATTTTGACCATACTGCAATTCTGTAAATTCTGAAGCAATTCTATTATCTGCTTTGAGTGCATATATGTGATAAACACCATCTTGCTGATCTTCAATATATTCATTAATTATTTCATTACGATAAACATAGAAGTTACTTTGCAAATCATTTCTTTGAAATCTTGGGAGATTTAGAGTTCTGATACTTGTGTCGTTAGTGAATGATCCGGGATTACCAGTGGAATTTGTATATGTGAACGACATATTATCTGAAGACACAGATGCAACATCAAATGTTCCATTGTATCCACTAATCGGAGAACCACTGGTATTATTAGTGTCTGTTACATTAGTGATAATAACCTGATCACCAATATCAAGATTATGTGGAAGTTCTGTGATTACAGTTGAAGTATTTGTACTATGAGAACATGTCGAAATAAATCTTGGATTTCTATTATATTCAAAATCATTTAAACCAATTGTTGATAAAGTAAAGTCTGTATTTTCCCTGACACCAGTTGTGCTAGATTCTTGAATAATAAATCCAGATTCTGGTGTTTTTGCATTTTCAAGTTCTTTAGGAATAACAACTCTGAACTTATAGATTTTTTCATCCAAACTTCTATTATCTGGTTCTCTCCTTATAAAAGTTGGATTTGTTTCTACACCAATACCAGCAACACCTAAATCGTTTAGAGTAGAATAAATTCCATTTGTAGTGTTTACCGTAACATACCAACGATTTCGTGTAGAATCAAATTGAACAGGACTACCAGCATCACCAGCAGATTTATCACTAACTCTAGTTATAACTCTAAGATTACTACCTCCATAAAAAGTGATGAAATTGCTATTATCAGCATCTGTTTTTGTTGATGCTAATTGAATTTTATCAGTATTTGGAGAAGTAGAGAAAGTAATTACATAATAAGACTTATGAGGTTCAATGTTTTCTGGATAATCTGCAGTATCACTTATAAGAATAATTTTTTCACCAGTTTGTAATCCATGATTATCACCAATAGTCAACTTACTATCTACACTTTGCGAGACATCAAAATCTTTAAAGGATGATGTTACTCCATCCTGCATGTAAATGAGTGCTTCACTAGTTCCTGATCCAACATTTACAAATAGTTTATCATTTACTTTTGCTCCAACACGATATCCTTGAGTTAATATAGTAGGAATATTATCTTCAGATTCAAATCCAAGTAGATATAATCGAGTGGGATCACCAGCTGAAGTGGTAACTCCAACATCAATACTTAACCAATCAATATTTTCTTCTGGTTCATTTGTTGATCTTGGAGGAATAACATTTGTGATAAATGCTCTATTATCTTTAGCAAATGCTTCTTTTTTGAATCCATCTGCAACCAAAGACAATTGTCCAAAGTTGGAGTTTGAGTTTGTGATTGACGCATCTCCACCACTCTCAATCGAAAAATGCTTATTGTAACCAATCGCAAAAACGGAAACAATTTGTAAAATTGCATCATTTGTGATACGAATATGAGTTTGCTCCCACCCTTGACGATAAACAGCATTACTATCTAAATGATAAATTTGATTCGGATCTGTTGAAGATGATCCATTCGATAAATCTGCACCAGTTTGTTTGGTTATATTAATTCCAGAATATCCTCTAGAAGACTTATCATATTTTACAAATGCACGATCATCTTTTTGAAGACTGACACCCGTAAATTGGGCAACAACCATAGAACGGAATCCAGATGCTTTACTTCCATCTGCTAACATTCCATTCATTCCAAAAACAGAACGTAATGAGATATTAAAAATATAGGGAGATGCACCAGATACAGTATCAGTTTCAATTGTTACTGTTGCTCCAGATGCAGTTCCTGGTGTTGGAAGATTCTTTCTGAAGGTTGGAAGAAGATATGTAAAAATTCTTGGATTGGTAGGATCAACACTTTGAACTTTAGTAGAAATATTATAATCTACTGGTGAAACACCACTAATTTTAATTGGTGTTCCTGAAGAAAGTTCATGATCAGTCGTAGTAGTTACTGTGACCTGATTATTTGGTGTTCCTCCAGATCCTGCTTCGATTGCAGAAATTGAAATTGGATCTGATGCAAATGCTCCAACAATCTCCCATTCGGGTCTTTGTTTTGCAAATCCATCAGGATCTGTGGGATATTTACTGTCAATATTTCTGTCCGGATTTCCTGATGCCGTATTATATGCGTTTGAAAGTTTCGCATAATACATATCAAGGTCGGTTAAATCATAACCACTTACTAGGTTCGTACCATCAGCATACTCGAAACAAGTCAGTTTATGGTGAGAGAAAATTGGTTTTGATTTATTATTTACCGAAAAATCTGATGGATCAGTATAAACAGTTCCAATTTCATTTCCATCAAATAAGGAGAACTGCCAGAAATAACAAGTACCGGTAATTCTGAAAATAGCAGAATTGGATACATTAATATCAGTTGGGTTTGGAACATAAAGTGGGCGTACTTTGGTCTTTCTTAAATCTAGACCAACGATTGAAGTTCCACGAGGAACAATTACACCACCATTTACACTATTGAACTTATAAAGAACGTTATCTTCTTGTGTTAGATCAAAATTTGTGGCCAAATCTAAATCTAATATTGTTTGTGCTCCACTTTGAGTTCCACCGGGAGAAACAACCTGAGCCCCTCCACTTACATTCTTAATATAAAAACCTGGCCTATTATCAACTATGTGCTCACCAGGCATCAAGAGAATAGTGGTTTTTTCAATTAGATCATTACTATTTCCTTTTACATATGAAAATCTTGCCGATTCTATAATAGCTCTTTGAATCGTTTTAAATGGACGAGCAAGTGAATTACCTTGATTATCAATACTATCAGTAGAATCCAAATCTGCTGGACTTACATATAGTATACGACCTTCAGTATTCTTAATGAAATTGTCAAGCTTATTGAGTGGCATCTTATTACGATTTCTAGGACATTTCTATATTTTATTTATCTCAGTAAATCCTCTTCCCCATTATAGAAACTTTGTATTTCCTCTGGTAAGTTCTCTGGATTTAATATCTCAATATCATCAAAGCAAGGATGACACTGCTCCATAATTAAATAATTAGAACCTTTGTAAATATCCTCTACAGAATATTCTTTATTATTATCTGCTTCTTCTATTATTTCTCGATCATAAAAATAACCCACAGGTAAATCATCAAATGTAAATGGA